CAGCCATCGAAAAATTACCGTTTGTTGCGGAAAACCGATAGCCCGACATGGAGCCATTCGTCGTTCCCTCTCTGATGTAATGCGTATGCGACGGGATCTGTTCCGTCGTCAGCGTCACGGTCGCCGCACCTCCCGTGCTGGCCGCCGCATAGGAGCCGCCTGCCGCCAGAAGGAATCTGTCCTTCAGCTGTTCCCATGTTCCGCCAAAGAGACTGGCAGGACTGGTCGATCTTGCGGAGATATAGATCGCACCCACAGGATAGATTTCGTCAACGAAAAGATAGCGCCGCCAATCGCCCCAGACTGTTCCGTCTGTCGCGCTGCGCACCCACATCTTTCCATTGGTCTTCTCAATCAGAATCTGGAATGTCCTGTTGACGTTGTCTTTCACTGCAAACACAGTCACATAGGAGGCCGGAAATCCGTGTCCATCCGTCGCTGGTCCAGCGGTCACATAGCTCAGTCCGTCCGGAATACCTGCCGCGCCCGTGTTCCCGTTCCATGTTCCGCGCGTCATTTTTTTGATATCGGAGGCAGAGGGGAGCCACGTATTGGCTCTCGCGCCCACATCGCCTGCGGTCAGCACCACGTCCCCTGTTTTCTTGTTCACGCTGGTTACCGGGTACTTGATTCCCGCAAGCCCCTTATCAGTCAGCCTGCTGGCCGTCCATACTTCCTGACAGAAGTCCTTGAGGAACAGCGTAAGCGCTTTGAGATGCTTAACCGGCTCCTCATTCTCCCGGTATTCGGGTACTCTCGGCTGCTTGAATGCCATCCTCACACCTCATCCACGCTGTATTCAACCTGTACGCCGCCATAAATCCTCCACCCTGCTGCGCGCGCACCGCTTTCGATTCTCAGCCTCACCCGAACGCCGCCCGCCTGGATCTTCACCCTATAATCCTTCCGCCTTCGTCCAATCAGAACGGTGACCGTCTTTTCCTGCCGGTCCGTCATCATCGTCAGCTTCACCGGCACGCCGTTTTCATCTGCATCCGCTGTGAATCGCAGTTCAAAATCCCGCTTCATCCTGTCCTTGCCCAGGTCAAGCCACGGTGTCTCCCACAGGCTCTTCATCGGCACATCCAGATAGCTGCCCGATTTCTCATCGTTAAAGCGCAGCACCTCGTAAGGCGCATCCGCCTGTGTGAAGAAAACCTCCCCATCCGCCGCAAAAAAATCCCTCACTCTTATTCCTTTTCGGATCATGAATGTTTTCCTGTCGATGTCATATTCAATCACCGTGTTGTTCTGCGTCAGCACATCGCTTTCGTTTTCCTTCACACACAGCGCCAGATAATACATCCGGCCGCTCACGCACGCCGTTGCTGCGTCCTCCATCCCCGCCATGCGCATGCGCATCGTCTCATGCAGCGCATCCCGCGAGAGCACCTCCAGCGCCGATCCGTCATACACGCCAAGCCCCTCCTCTGTCAAAAAGAACACCCTCAGCCTGTCTGTGCAGATCGTTCTCGCCTGCAGCGGTCCGTCCGTGCCGTATGCCCGGGTAATCGTAAAGCTGGATGGATCGCTGCCCCGTATTTCAAAGACGGCATGCCGTTTGATTGCCAGCAGATATCCGCCGAATGGCTGCAGCGCCAGAAACGCATCGCCGTCCCATGTCGGCTGCTTGATCACGCCGCCGCCCAGCTCCGGCGTATCGGCCACGCCCGTCCAGTCAAACGGATCATATGCTCTGGAATAAAACACATCGTCCGGATACCCGGCTGCACCCGTCCCCCAGATCCTCTCCGCATGCCTGCCAAGCTGTGCAAATCTCACCTCCGCATGGTTATCCCCCAGCGTCAGCGTCTTTTTTTCTGCCTTCAGGTCGTCTCCATCCAGCACAATCATCCCGTCCTGTGCATTGCTCATGATCAGGATGTCCACCGTTTTCCCATTCTTCACCGTCTCATATGTCACGCAGCTCCACCGGCTGCAGGCAAATCCCTCCGCCTGCTTGATCCAGCCCTCCGTGCCCATCGTATAGGTATAAATCGCTCCGTCTGCGCCCGCTACATATACATCCGGATCGTCCGGTCTGTTTCTCCTGTGGAATTTTTCAAGCGTCTCGATCGGCTTTCCCAGCGCCGGAAATGCACGGCTGGTACCCCAACTTGTGGCCAGCAGCCCACGCTGCGTACGCATGTTTTCTGCCCGATAGGCATATTGCGGATCTACATTCGCATCGCCCGCCGCCTGATATACGCCCTTGGGTATCGGGATCATGAATTGCCCCTCAAATCTTTCCGTCGTGTCGCCTCGCCGCTTTGCCATCCGTTCACCCCGCTCCTTCTCCTGCTCAGCGCCTGTATCTTGCGTCCGTCACCGCATACAGGTTCTTCATCTTTTTCACGCTGCCCTCGCCCTGGTATTCCAGCGCTCGCATCTGCTGGTAAAAGCTCTGCCGGAAGAATTCCGCGCGGCTCTGCTTGCTCAGGCTGCCGCTGGACAGATGCCGGTAGCAGATATAATCCGCCAGCGCCGCATGCGCGTATTGCGGCATCTGCGGCTCATCCGTCTCTTTCTTCAGTTCTTCCCTTTCCACTTCGCAAAGCGCATGCAGCGTCTTTTCTTTTTCGCCCGTCTCAATCGTCATGCCGTCCGCCGCAATGCCAAACCAGACAGGCTCGCCCCGCGCGTTCTTCACCGCAACCACCCGGCGAATCGGGAGCGCGCCAATCGGCGCGTTCCCTGCCTCATCGGTTGTCAGGACAAACGTCTCCCTCGGCCTGTAAAACATCCGGATCGCGATCATGTAACCCATGTTGGCATAGCTTCTGAAAAGCTCGTCATATTCCGCGATGTCTTCCTGCGCCTCATCCAGCTGCCTGAGCGCCAGGCGCATGATTCCCGCCAGCGTCATTGTCCCGCCTCCGTTTCTTCAGCTTTTTCTGCCGCTTACAGGTTGCCCGTGTTCTGCAGGATTTCCTTCAGCGGCGCGCCCATCTCCACAGTCCTGCCGCGCATGAAGTAAAAATCCACGCCGTTCAGGCCTACAAACAGCACGTCATCCTTGCTGCCCGGCACCAGCGGCAGGTGCACCTTCTCCTTCCTGCAGCCGGCGCAGCCCGCCTGTGCCAGCAGCTTGTCCATGTTCTTGAGCGTCATTTCGCATTTCGCCGCCAGCGCGCTGGACGCGCGGTCGATCGTCTGCGTGGTGTTCATCTTGATTGCCATGTTTCTTTCCTTTCTTTCGGGGACACCGTCCCCGAACCCCTGGCAGGGACAATGTCCCTGCACCCTTCTTCGCTTCGCGCCTGTTTTATGCAACTGTTCTTCGGCAAATTCCGTTTGCCATCATGTCTGTTCCATGAACGAACGCAGTTCGTTCTCTCCCCGCTTTCTTCAATCCGCCGCGAAGCGGAGCGGGGTCCGGGGCAGTGCCCCGGTCAGGGGCTTGGGGATGAAATCCCCAACGTCCCCACCTCTTACGCCGTAAAGCCGCACTCGATGCGTACGGCATATTCCGGCTGCAGCAGCTTCACGCCGAAGCCGTCCATCTTCCAGCCCACCGTGCTGATCTGCTCCAGCGGATCCGCCGTGCCCGCACTGCCCGCCGGCTTGACGATCACGCGCGGCTTGGCGCCCTTGAAGCTCGTGTAGCCGTAGGCATACTGGCCCAGCACAATGATGCTCGCCACATCCGCGCCGTCCGCACCCGCGCCGTCAAAGATCTTCGCCTCCGTGGTCTCCACGATCCGGCAGCCAAACAGCCGGCCAATCTCGCCCGTGTATACCGCTTCCTTGTCCTGATAGCGCGCCACCGCCACAAACGTCTCGTCGTCCTGCAGGTCATAGAACGTATCCGGACCCACAATGGCGATGTAGTAGCCGCCAAACGTCTGCGCATGCGCCTTCTTCAGCCTGCGCACAGCCTTGCGCAATTCGCGGGTGCTCAGCTTGTCCTCGCCCGTCAGTTCGCTGCGGCTGGTCTTGCCGCCCGCATAGATCACGTTCGTGCAGGTCGCCAGCTCCTCGCGTACCACCGCGTCAATGCTGCGTGCGCCCGCGTCGCCAAAGAGCTTCGTCTTGCGCAGGATATTCATATCCAGGTGGCTCAGATCCAGCTTGTCCGTGCAGCGCGCATATTCGCCGTACTGCTCCAGCTTCACCGTCACCTCCGTCTCCGTCAGCATCACGCTCTCGCCCGGCTCGC